CTAGTATCTTTTGCTATAAAAAATCCGCCACTGCATACTATGTCTGTCATAAAACTAAACGCCAATCTCCTGGATGATATACACCGTCGACGGATTTACTCCACTCAGTTCCGTCCCATTTGTATTGTGTACCTGTGTATGAATTAGTTATATAAGTTACTTCTTGTGGGACTGTACTATCGAATATAACGTTCCATTGTGTGCCGTTCCACTGAATGATGTCATTGGCATGTGCAATTAATCTTTCAGTTTGGGTGCTAGATTGACCAAATTTTTTCCAAGCAATTGGTGCAAATTCTTCTGCTACACTATTATCTGTGTTAATATCTTCTAAGATAAGGTATCTAGTATCAGTATCGATATTTTGTCCAGGATTAAATGTTAACGGATTAATGATAGCATTGATTGTTCCTCTAACATGATTATGTTCCAAATCATAAAGATCACTATTCAGCAATGTTTCATTGTCGTACGTTAGACTTAATAATTCCATCTCATCTTCTGCTAAAGGATTGATTGTTAAGTAAGCAATCACTTCTTTGCCGTCTGGCCTTTTAAATGCCGCATAACTTAATCCTGCTCTAAATTTTCCAGGGTAAAGATCTAATAGTTTATTCCATTGAATTTTAATATCGTTTTTAATAGGTACTTCTTCTAGTGCATTATTCCGTGTATTTTCACCGGCATGCATCAATCTTGCTGTGCCGTCTGTTATTAGTACACTATACTGCCCCGGAGTTACTATAACCTGAGCATTAGGATTACCAAAAATTAACTCGCCGTTACCTACAGTACCTTCTGGCTCAGTAAAAATATTAGTAATAATTTTAGTAATAATTCCTAGTTTTCTAACCTTGGCAGGAGTTGTTATCCAAATGGGGCAACTAAAAGTTAACGAAGCAATATCAATCTCTCCCAATGCTCCCTGACCTACAGTCCTGTTAGACCAATTTATGTTAGATAACTCAACATAACTCAAACTGGTCCAGTCAATATAGTTACTAGTGGTTTGTATTTCCAGTGCAGGTCTAAACAGAACTAAAATCTGTTCAAGCATTTGAAGTTTTTGTTCAGTATTGGTACTCCAAATGTCTGCCATAAACTCAATAGTATAAGGAGTAGGCATCAATCTTTCAACTGTATAATTTTCTCCTTGTGTATTTCCGTAGTCTTGAATGACTTCGCCGTATGTGGGACTATCGGGATTTTCATCAACATATTCCCATTGTCTTTCTCTTATGTTTATTTTACTAACAAAAGTAGGGTCTTGTAATCGTTCTCTGGATAAGTTTAGACTTTTTATGTAACAGGCAATGAACGGAGCAGAGTTCATTATGTTCTCACTGTTCTGTGTAAGGATAGATGCTGCCTGGCGACTCATATCGCCATACCGAACAGGTACCTGAATAGGTGTATTTTGATTATTCGAGTAACTGAAATTACTCATCAACCGCATAAATTGGGCCAAGTATCTGCGTATCTGCCCATCATAAAAAAGTTCCATTAGTTATCTGCCTTTGGTTTGTTAGTTTTTAATGCTTTACTTAAAGACTGGCGTTCTTTGACTACTTTACCGTTAATGGTAGATGATGCATCATTATTGATAAACGATCCAATCTGTGTTTGTTTTGTTTTATTAATAGCATCTGGTTTACCGTCTACTGGCTTATTAGTCATTGTCATGCGCACATTTGTTTCTTGGAATACCCAATGACGTCCGTCAAATTTAAATAGTCGATTAGGCATATAATCTATTCTTAGACAAAATGCACCCTTGTATGGACTATGTGGGAAATCAGTTCCTGAAGTATACGGAGCACCATTAGCCGGAACACCGTCGCCTGTTAGATATCCTACATATATATTTTTTTCAGGATTCACAAATACAGAACTAGCATCAACTGTAGAATCATCTTCGCTAGCATCTCTTTCTTCGTCACTAGCATCTTGTAATGCCAATGAGTGATCATCTTTTAACGGCAATACATACATTTGATTAGTATCATATCCGCTTAGAGGAGCATCTAATTCTGCTTGAGCAATAATCTGGTTATTGATTTCAATATTTTTGTTGTACAATGAAAATATATCTGCAAGTTTAGTTCCATCAGGTACACCTGTTGGTATACCTGCATTAGGGTCAGCGGCTACTTCTTGATTAAGAACTTGAGCAAATTCTTGTGCATTGACCATTGGTTCGCATTTAGCACGAAGTAAATGTGGATACCATGTTTGACTATAACCTGTTGCGGCACGATTAATTTCTGACACAACATAAAACTTTCTTAATGCAACCATAGAATCATTTAGTGCATACTCATCACGCAAGTGCGGCAGTTCTAGAACGTCACCTATCATCAATTTACGGCCTAGTGCTTCGACAGTACTTCTTAAATGAAATGTAATCATTACGTTATCGTTGCTTAAAAAGAATCCAAATTGCATTAGATTAAAATCTATATCTTGCATGGTATAAATTCCACGCATTATGTAAACGTCGGGCTCATATTTGCGATCTCTGTTTTCCATAAACAGCACATCCTGTATTCCTAACTCTGGAATAGGATTGCCGTTTACTGGAGTAGCGGGTGTTGCTTCACCGGAAACAGGATCTATTGGCCCTACATATTTGTGGACATAAACATCAACTCCGCCCACCTGAAATTGTTCAGCAATGTTGCGGTCTAACATTTTAAAATCATTGCCCTTTTCAGGACGGTACATGGATAGTCTTGGCATAGTCGTGTATTTATAGGTAAATAGTAGCATGAACGAAACAGAAACCGAAAAACAAAAAGTGGTTGATTATATCAAGACCTCTCTAGGCGACGGTATGATCGACGTAGAACTGGATCCTAAGCACTACGATCTTGCTATAGATATTGCCCTGCGAAAGTATAGACAACGTAGTCAAAACTCTGTAGAAGAAAGTTTTGGATATCTAACACTGCAAACAGATGTTAACGAATACCAGTTAGCGCCTGAAGTTATGCAGGTTAGACAGATTTTTAGACGAAGTATTGGTTCAAGATCAGGCGGTGGTGATGGTGGTACGCTATTTGAACCATTTAATTTGGCCTATTCTAATACCTATCTATTAAGTAGTTCTAACATGGGCGGTCTAGCAACTTACATGATGTTTTCGCAATACCAAAATCTAGTTGGTAAAATGTTTGGCTCGTTTATTAACTTTGATTGGAATTCAGTTACTAAAAAGTTAAGAATTACTCAACGTCCCCGTGGTGAAGAAAATGTTCTACTTTGGATGTACAACTATAAGCCAGATTTTATATTGTTTCAAGATACCTGGGCAGGTATTTGGATTAGAGATTATGCTACAGCACGAGCAAAGGTTATCCTAGGCGAAGCCCGCGAAAAGTTTGCTACTATTGCTAGCCCGCAGGGTGGAACAAATCTAAACGGAACAGCCCTAAAGGCCGAAGGCAAGGCCGAAATGGAAATGTTAGAGCAGGATTTAATTAACAACAAAGATAACCAACAGCCGTTGACATTTGTCATAGGATAATATATACTAAGGTATCTATTTGGGGAGATACTATGATTATTGGTGTATGCGGATTTATTGGGTCTGGCAAAGATACTATTGCCGACTATCTTACTAATTTCCACGGTTTTAGACGCGAGTCATTTGCCAACAGCCTCAAAGATGCAGTAGCACAGGTATTTGGTTGGGACAGAACCATGTTAGAAGGCCGCACTACACAAGCCCGCACTTGGCGTGAGCAAGTAGATCCTTGGTGGGCAGAACGCCTAGGTATGCCCGAGTTAACTCCTCGTTGGGTGCTACAATACTGGGGCACTGAAGTTTGTCGTAAAGGCTTTAACGACGATATCTGGATTGCTTCATTAGAGAATAAACTACGCAACTCGAAAGATGACATAGTCATTAGTGACTGCCGTTTTCCTAATGAAATTAAATCAATACGGGATGCTGGAGGTATTGTTGTTCGGGTAAAGCGAGGTCCAGAGCCGGAGTGGTATGATGCCGCAATAGATGCAAATAAAGGTGACAGACACATGGGCTGGGCATTAGGTAAAAAACGATTAGAAGAATTTAAAATTCACGCAAGTGAAACAGCCTGGGTAGGCACCAAATTTGATCACGTGCTAACCAATGATGGAACAATTGATGATCTATTTCATAAGATTAAAAATCTGGTCGGAGATCGCCCTGCCGCCATTTCCCCCCTTCTTTTCGAAGCACTACTGAGCAATTAGCACAAATAGTTTTTAAATTGGCGGGGTTGGCATTTAGTAAATTCCCGTCAACATGAAACACATTAAACACTTCTTTGTGCAGACTTTTAAATCCGCACTTGTCACAACTATTTCTTTTCTTGTAGCCAAATTTAGCCCAAGAAGGTTTGTCTGTTAAGAATCCTCGAGCACAGTGATCACAGGTAGATCTATAATAGATCTTACCTTCCTTACGATAGTTAACAGCCACTGGCCTCTGTTGACATTTTTTACAAGTATTACGCATACGCCGCCCTTTTTGGTGCCCTTTTCATAGGTATTTAAGCCAGCATTTTTTAACCATATATGCTAAATATTGAGAAGAAAACCATTATATGGGAGATTTGAAATGGCACTAAATTCACCAGGCGTACAAGTATCAGTTATCGATCAGAGTTTTTATCTACCGGCGGCTCCGTCGACAACTCCTATGATCTTTGTAGCAAGCGCAAGCAATAAACAAAATGCTAGCGGAACAGGAACTGCTCCGGGCACAGATCCTGCTAACGCAGGTAAAGTTTGGCTAATTACTAGCCAGCGAGATCTATCAGAGACATTCGGTACTCCATTGTTCTACACAGATGCAAATGGTAATCCAATACACGGCGGGGAACTAAACGAATACGGTCTGCAAGCCGCATACAGTTTGCTAGGTGTTAGTTCACAAGCATACGTTGTACGTGCCGACTTAGATCTAGGATCTTTGCTTCCTCAATCTTCTAACCCAGAAGGTAATCCAGTTAACGGTACTTACTGGTTAGATACATCAAATACTAAATGGGGTATTTTTGAATGGAACAAAGTTAATCAAGCATTCACAAATAAGATTCCATTAATCATTGATAACGCAAATCTAGCAACTGCTACCAGCGATAATGAAACGCCTAAAGACAGTTTTGGAACAAATGGTTCATACTGTGTTGTTGCAGGAACAACTGAAGTCCACTACTGGTACAAAAACAAAGACGGCAATTGGTCAGAAATTGGTAGCAACGTAGAAACTGGTTTTAGTGCTTCCGCTACTTGGAAATCTACCGTATGGCAGACTTCATGGCCTGTTGCAACAAGTACCAAGGCTAATCCAGATCTTGCCGCTTTCAACGGACAGGCATTTGTAATCAACAACCAGACTATTACCCTAAGTGGCTCTACAATCACAGCATTGGCTAATTCCATTAATGCAGTTGGTCACACACGTGGTTTTGGTGCTAGAGTCAACGCTAGCGGTTACTTAGATCTGTATGCAGATGCTACAGCAAAATCAGATGGAACTAATCCAGACGGTAAAATAGCCGTAACAGGAAATGCGTCAGGTGGTACTGCTATGTTAACCGCAATTGGTATTGATGGATTGCCTGCAACATGTGCAGGTGTTACTCTATTCCAAGGTCCTCATACTAAACATCCAGACTATACACTTGATCCAACTGGATCAGTTTATGTTAAAACAACTTCGCCGAATGCAGGTGCAAATTGGACAGTAAAAATTTACAACGCCGCAAGTGGCGGATTTACAGGAGTAAATGCTCCAATATATGCTGACGGACAAACTGCTCTTAATACCTTAGGTACTTCAGCAGTAGGAAGTTTGTTCATTGAACAGAACTATGACAAGGGTACCGGTGTATGGAGTACATCAAGTGCTAATACCCAGTTTGCAAAATTTAATATCTGGCGCAGAAATAGCACAGGTCCTACAACAGTTTTATCTACTGCAACTACTGCTGTTGTCAGCACAGCATCAAGTTTCAACATTATTGAAGGTCTAAAAACATCAACTGGCGGTGTTGCTAACTATAGCAATCCTGTGACAGTAAGTTTAGCACGTAATGATACACTTGACACAATCATTGGCAAAATTAATGCCGCTGGACTAACTTATGTTTCAGCAGTTCCTGGAAGTTACGGTGATACTGGTAATGCTACTAGCGTAAGTATTCAACACTCAGCAGGTGGTGAAATTAAATTCTTAGATGGATTAGCAACACCTTTGGAAACATTGTTACAATTAACTCCATGGGCAAGAGATACCGACGGCATGGAAACAGGTACACAAAACTTCTATGCCGCTGGCGAATTTGAAGGCGACGGATATCAGTATTATGCAAGTAACTGGAAACCATTGGTATACCAACCTGACTCAGTAGTACCTTACACTGATCCAGCAGATGGCACACTATGGTACAGTTCTGTTGTAGATCAGGTTGATATTTTATATCACAACGGTGACGAGTTTGTTGGTTATAAAGATGCAACAGCATTTCCTAACTCAGACCCAGAAGGTCCTATTGTATCTGCACTAGCACCCACTACTCAAAGCGACGGTACACCATTGGTAAACGGTGATATATGGGTTGACACATCCGATATTGACATGTATGGAAAGAACATTTATGTTTATAACGGAACTACACTGAAGTGGGTAGCACAAGATGCAACAGATCAAACAACACCAAATGGTTGGTTGTTTGCTGATGCACGTTGGTCAAACATGGGAACAGATGGTCCTACAGTTAGCACAACAGTTAAAACTCTGTTAACAAGCAATTATGTAGATCCAGATAGTCCAGATCCAGCACTATATCCAAAAGGCATGCGTCTATGGAATCTACGTAGAAGCGGATTCAACGTTAAGAAATACGAATCTAACTACATCAACATCAATGCTAACGATGGTAAAAATGCTCGTTACGGTGACGAAGTTATGAACGGAGCAAACGGTGGATCAACTTATGTTACTGGACGTTGGGTTACTGTAAGTCCAAACAATGCTGACGGTTCAGGTGCATTTGGACATCACGCACAACGAGGATTTGTTGTTGCCGGTATGAAGGCACAAATTGATACAAATCAAGCAATCCGTGATACAGATTCAGTTATATTCAATCTAATTGCTTGCCCTGGATATCCAGAAGCAATTCAAAACATGATTGCATTTAATATTGATCGTGGTCAAACAGCGTTTGTAATTGGCGATACACCATTTAAATTAAAACCAACAGGTACAGATTTAGCAGCCTGGGGTAATAACACAAACGGTGCATTTGACAACAACGACACTGGTGCTGTAAGTTACGATGCTTATATGGCCATGTATTATCCAAGTGGTTACACAAACGACAACACAGGAAACTACATTGTTGTTCCACCAAGCCATATGATGCTACGCACTATTGCATTAAGCGACCAACAAAGTTTTGAATGGTTTGCACCAGCAGGCACACGCCGAGGAAATGTTAACAATGCAACATCAGTTGGTTATGTTATGGACGGCGAATTCAAGAGCACTGCTCTTCCAACCAGTTTACGAGATGTGCTAGCAGGCGTTAAAATTAATCCAATTGCTACATTGACAGGTGCTGGAATTGTTGCATATGGACAATATACCAGAGCCGCTAATGCTAGTTCTTTAGATAGAATTAACGTAGCACGTTTAGTATGTTACCTACGTAGACAGTTAGATCGTTTAGTAAAACCATATTTGTTTGAACCAAACGATAAAATTACTCGTAACGAAATTAAGGCAGCGGCACAAAGTTTCTTAATTGAGTTAGTAAGTAAAAGAGCACTTTACGACTTTGCGGTTGTGTGTGATGAAAGCAACAATACTCCAACAAGAGTTGATCGTTCTGAGCTTTGGTTAGACATTGCTGTTGAGCCTGTGAAAGCAGTAGAATTCATCTACATACCATTGCGTTTGAAAAACACAGGCGCTATCAAAGCAGGCCTATAATATAAAGAACAAGGAGCAATAATATGGCAATCGCAAGTTTAAATAGATTTTCAGTACCAACAGCGGGTGCCAACAGTTCGCAAGGACTGTTGATGCCGAAACTGAAATATCGTTTTAGAGTTTATTTTGAAAACTTTGGAACTGTTGGAAGCACAACTGAACTAACAAAGCAGGTAGTTACTGCGGCTCGTCCACAGGTACAGTTTGAAAATCAAACTATTCACGTGTACAACAGCCAGATTAAATATGCTGGCAAACCGACATGGCAGTCAATGGCAATTAGTATTCGTGATGATGTTAACAGTAATGTTACTAAAATTGTCGGCGAACAACTACAAAAGCAATTTGATTTCTTTGAACAAGCAAGTGCGGCAGGTGGTATTGACTATAAATTCCAAACACGTCTTGAAATGTTAGATGGTGGTAACGGAAGTCATGATCCAAAAGTATTAGAGACATGGTTAATAAGCGGATGTTATTTACAAACGGTTAACTATAATGAACTAGCCTACGCAGAAAGTACTCCGATGGAAATTGCATTAACAATTGAATATGATAATGCTATCCAAGTAGCCGCAGGCGGCGACAATGAACTAGCCGAATTGGCAGGTGCATTTGTGGTTAATAAGGCGGCATTCCCTCAGTCAGCAACGGGTTAATTTTATAAACTGACATAAAAAGGCTCATAAACTGGGCCTTTTTTTACGGCTAAATATTACTATGAGCAACATACTGACTAGTTTTCTTAACGGAGTTTTTGGACCAGACTTAAAAAGTTATTCTCACGCTTCAAGACTCTACGTAGATAACTTTTATCAATACGCCCCAAAAAACGGATGGATTTATTATGTGGTGTTTAATATTAACAAAAGTATAACCCTACCATTAGTAAAAAGTTTTGCAGATAATAATCCAACAATAGGTGCGTTGGTTAAAAGTGCTGAACTTCCTAAATTTAAAATTGCAACAGAAGTATTGAACCAGTACAATAAAAAAACGTATGTTCAAAGTAAAATAGAATATACTCCTGTTAATTTAACACTTCATGACGATCATGATAATACAACAACTGCATTATGGGAAGCATATTATAGATATTACTTTGCCGATAATAGTGAACCGTCAATTGATTTCAAGTTAGGTCCAAAAAAATTCGACGATCAAAAATACAGACCGCAAGCGGCTAATGGGTCTCGAGTTGATTACGGTCTTAATAATGGTATAAAACAATACCTTCCGTTTTTTAGAAGCATATCAATTTTTCAACTCAACAGACAACAGTTTACCGGATTTAATTTAGTAAACCCTATAATCACTGACTGGGCGCACGACTCACTAAATCAATCTGAAAGTAAATTCTTAGAAAATAAAATGACAATCGGTTACGAAACCGTACAATATGCAACTGGAAAATTAAAAGGTAGCAATCTTGGTCCCGATGCTTATTTAGAAATCATATATGATAAAACTCCTAGTCCTCTAGGCGTAGGCGGGTCTGGGGTGTCAAAGGCAATAGGTGGTATATTAGGTATAACTGACTTACTTGGAGGAGATGCGGCAAAATCTGGATTCATAGCATATCCGTTAGGAGGCGATGAATTAAGTGCGGTACCTGGTAGGCCTGCAAGGTCAGCAAGCGGTATTACTACAATTGGTGGCAAGACTTTAGGTGGGATTGCAGGAGGATTTCTAAAAGGGGCAATAGGCGATACGGTGGGTAAAGGACTGCAAAAGTTAGGGTTATCATCTAATATAGCATCAAGAGTAGCAGGAGTAGCCGGCGGTATTGGTACATCATTGATTTTAAATGGAGTCTCAAGCCTACTTACTCCTACAAAAGCAGGAGTGAATGGACAACGATCGATACAGAATCAACCAGGTGCCGGTAATCCTCAAAGTACAGATCCGGCACAGCAAGCCGCACAAGCCCAACAGACTCTTAATAATTCTCAAGGTGCCGCAAGTAATGTAGACACAGCAAATCAGGCTGTTGCTGATGCACAGAATAATGTTACAAATATTCAAGATAAAATAACAACTAATCAGGCAATCAAAGATCAATTTCAATCTGAACTTGATGCCGCAGATGCATCGGGAGATCCTGCACAAAAAGCCGCTGTACTTGCAAGATTATCAGCCGCAGGATATACAGACCCAGCAGAATTAGAAAATAATTTAAGCCAAGCACGCCAGCAAAGAGACAATGCCCAAATACAATTGGAACAGGCTACACAACTTCAAGAGCAGGCAAAATTATCGTCTCAAGCAGAAGGTGATAGTCCTGCAGGTCTACCAGCGGTGACTACAGATCCGCAACCCCAAAGTCAAATAAACTATGATGACTTTGATTTTGAACAGCCTACTTATGCAAATAGCAATAGTGAGAACAGTGATACTTCTTTAGATTTTGGACCTTAAACGATCATGTATACCAATATACCGTCACAAAAAACATCATCATCTAGCGATGCAACAATACAATTTTTTAATAATCAAAAACCTACTCAAATAGATAACAATGTATTAGTTGCTATGACAGGTGTTTTAGAAACTAGAGGGTGGACTACTGAATCCGCTGAAAACATTTCAATTGCTATTTTAATTCAAGCAAAAAAAGATGGCTATAATGCCATGCAAATACTAGAGTCTATTAAGGGGTTAGCACAATCTGATCTTAGTGTATTGGTAGCAGAAATACTTAATAACAATAGATACAAAACCAGTAGTTTAGGAGTTATTCAAAATGTAATTCCAGTTGATAATGTTAAACGTAATATAATAGCATGAGAGCAACCGCCCGAGGAAAATTTATAATACGTAATCCTGACAAATATGTAGGAGTAGGAGAACCAACCTACCGATCAAGTTGGGAAATGACTTTTATGATGTTTTGTGATAACAACCCATCAATACAACAATGGGCCAGTGAAAGTGTTAAGATACCGTATCAAGATCCCTTAACAGGAAAACAAACAGTCTATGTCCCCGATTTTTTAATTGTATATGTAGATAAGACCATGAAAAAACATGCAGAACTTATTGAAATTAAACCAAGAAATCAAGCCGTGTTAGAGTCTGTAGGGAAAAATCCTTATAATCAAGCTCAATATGTTAAAAATATGGCAAAATGGCAGGCCGCACAAGCATGGTGTAAACGAATGGGATTACGATTTAGAGTTGTAAGTGAAGAAGATTTGTTCCATACTGGTAAAAAACGATAAGTAAGATTATGACAAAAAAACTAGAAGAACTTTTTAATGTTCCTCCTACAGAAGAACCTATTATCGAGCCAGTCGAAGTTACTGATCAGCCAATGATTAGTTTAGAAGATAAACTTGAACAATTTGATAAAATTGCGGCCGCACTTCCTAGAGTTAAAGGATTGGGCGATGTTAGCGATGCTGAGTTAGATAGTCTGGCTAATAAAGCAGAACAGGCCTACGATGATCTAATGGATTTAGGAATGAACGTAGAAGCACGATACGGTGCCCGTATGTTTGAAGTTGCCGCACAAATGATGAATGCCGCAATTACTGCTAAATCTAACAAAATAGATAAAAAACTCAAGATGATTGATCTACAGATTAAAAAGTATGGTATTGATAAAAAGCAAGGAAATCAAGATCCTGAAGCAATTCAAGCAGAAGGTTACTTAATTACAGATCGTAATAGTCTCCTTGAGAAACTGAAAAAGATGGATAAATAAAATATCATGAAATCACTCAAAGAATATATCACCGAATCAAAGAAAACCTGGTCCTTTCGTGTAAAGGTAGCGGGTGATGTCACTACAGAGGATGAGACTAAATTACGCGGATTGCTTGATCGTTTCAGTATAACTGACTTCAAAAAAACAGCACAAACACCAGTCCAATCATTTCCTCTAGACTTTCCAAAAATTAGAAATCGCAACGTTAATGTATGGGAAGTAACACTTGATTATCCTACAACAGCAAACGAACTAACAGAATACCTAAGTTCAAACTTAGGAAGAACAAACGAAGAATTAGTTGTCCGTTCACCTTACGAACCAACTGAAGAATACCAACAAACTCCCGACAGTAAAAGAACAGGCGCACTATTAGATGATCCAAACTACAGTGAATCACCTAATGCCAATTGGGACGATCATTGGGGTCAAAAGCACAATGAAAGTCTGATTAAAACTTTAAGTGCTGAATCAAAGAAACGTAGAGCCGAGCTTGGTGAGAAAATTCCATCCGGCGAAACACAGTCTGTAATGGACAACACGGTATACAGTAAAGCCCCAATAACACAGGCTCCAGATCCTAGAAGGAAATAATTATGCAAATGATCAATGTACTACAACGCCTAGCAGAACTAGACGCACAAAATCCAAGAGTTGAAAAACCAAGAGTAATGGAGACACCTGTATTAGGTGGTAATGGTATCAAACAGTTAGATGTAAACATGCCTGAGCCAGATATGAAAACATTACGTCAATTATCAGGTTTAATGGAAAGCAGAGAGTTTGGCAATTCAATTGCCGAATGTGGTATGCCAGGAATGGGTGCTCCCATGCCAAGTACACCTGCAAGTTTAAGTATGACAGCAGGCAATGCTAACGAAATTGTTACCATGATGCGTGGTCTTGCTGACATTGCAAGTGGTGCTTCACATTCTGGTATGCAAGGTATGGGTGCTCCTATGCCAACAGGCGATGACATGTTAGGTGGTATGCCTTCTCCTATGGATTTAGATCACGACGGCGACATGGACGGTGTAGCAATGGACATGGGTGCAGAACCAGAAATGGGTGGTGACGAATTAGGTGGCGGTCCGATGGGTGGTGACGAATTAGCCGACATGGTAAACAAATTAAAAACAGGTCAGCCTGTTAAGATTAGCACAAATATGCCAGTTAAAGTTAAAACTTCTAATCCTGTAAAAGGCGGCGGTGAAAAAGACGAAGGCATCATTGGAGGCGCATTAGGTGGCGTAGCAGGTGCCGCATTAGGTGGCCCAGCAGGTGCAGTGGCTGGATATACTGCTGGTAGTAAAGCCGGTGATGATATGTCAAGCGAGGATGAAGAAATGGCAGAAGACATGAGAGTATGGGACACAAGTCCTAAAGAACACACTCGTGACTACAATCCAAATGATTTTGCTCAGATGTTTAACAAAATCAAAGACATTGATCAAGCCAAAGCCGCAACAAGAGCAGACAATCCTTTAAAAAGAGAAAGTGTCGAACAACAACCAACAGATTCATTAACAGAATTAACAAATCAGTTGTTTGCTGACTACCAGGCATTTGTAAATGAAGGTAAAGGTACATGTTGCTGTAAAACAAAAGGCGAAGCAAAATGCCCAGTACATGGAAAAATGGACGAAGCAAGAGCCAAAGAAGGTAATGCATTTGGTAAGGCAGTACGTGATGCTAAAAAAGACGGAGTCCAACCTGGCGAAAAAATTAAGGTTGGTGGCAAATCATATCCAGTTAAAGAAGCCGAACGCACTATGAGCCGAGCAGCCAAGGGTGTAATGAAGTACGGAAAAGACGGTATGCAAGCATTAGCAAAGGCTGGAAAAGAAGGCAAAAATCTAGACAAAGTTAGAGACAAATACAACAAGTATGACGAAGCCTACAATCCAAATTCAGTGGCCGCACAACACGCTCGCGATTTAGAAAAGTCACGTGTAGACGGCTTAAAAAAGAAAGCAGAAGCCGGAGATGAAAAAGCCAAAGCCGCTCTAAAGCGTCACGAAGATAAAAAAGCCGGTATGCGAGCAGATTTTGACGCTCGTATGGAACGTTAATATCACTAACTCCAAATAGGCTCTTCGGAGCCTATTTTTTTCAGTAAATATTAGTATGGCAAAAATATTAGACGGTAATTTAATTAAGAAAGCGCACACTACTCAGAAATTTTCTGAGGATGATATCGAGCACCTATTAAAATGCCAGGACCCAGTTATTGGTCCGCATTACTTCTTGGACAATTTCTTTCACATTCAGCATCCTACTAAAGGCAAATTGAAATACGTAGCCTACGATTATCAACGTAGGCTAATTGACAGTTATCATGATCACAGATTAAATGTTAATCTTCTTCCTCGACAAACAGGTAAGACAACGACAGCCGCTGGTTATCTATTATGGTATGCTATGTTTATTCCAGACAGCACCATACTGGTTGCCGCCCACAAGGGATCGGGTGCCATGGAGATCATGGGCCGTGTGCGTTACGCATACGAACTTTGCCCCGACATTATACGCTGTGGTGTTACAAGTTATAACAAACACAGTATTGAATTTGACAACGGATCACGTATTGTTGCACAGACAACAACCGAAACAACCGGTCGTGGTATGTCATTATCATTACTATACGCCGACGAGTTTGCATTCGTTGAACCTAATATTGCCGTCGAGTTTTGGACTTCAATTTCACCTACACTGGCTACAGGTGGTAAGGCAATTATTACAAGTACTCCGAACAGTGACGAGGACCAATTCTCATTAATTTGGCACGAAGCAAACAAGATGACTGACGAGCACGGTAACAAAACCACAGTAGGCCGCAACGGATTCTTTCCGTTTAGAGCACATTGGGAAGAACATCCAGACCGCGATCAGAAGTGGGCTGACGAACAAATGTCACAGTTAGGTGAAGAACGTTTCCGGCGCGAGCACGGTTGCGAGTTCTTGATCTTTGACGAAACACTAATTAACTCTATTACTCTTGCAGGTATGGAGTCTAGTGAACCTATCATGAAGATGGGGCAAGTGCGCTGGTACAAAAAAATTGATCCACGCAATTTGTATCTAATAGCATTAGACCCTGCACTAGGTACAGGCGGCAACTTTTCTGCGATTGAGATTTTAGAACTACCTACATTTGAACAAGTAGGAGAATGGCATCACAATACAACTCCTATACAAAGTCAAGTTAGGATTCTACGAGAAATTTGTAAATTTATCAATAACGAAATACAAAGTGACAACCCGCAAAATCCGCAGATCTATTACAGTGTAGAAAACAACACAGTAGGCGAAGCCGCTCTTGTTGCTATCAATGAAATGGGCGAAGAAAGTATCCCGGGGATGTTTATGAGCGAGCCAATTAAAAAAGGGCATGTACGAAGATTCCGTAGAGGATTTAATACTACAAATCAAAGTAAGATTGCGGCCTGTGCTAAGTTAAAGCAGTTAATTGAACAAAAGCGTTTAAAGGTACATTCTTCAAGTTTAATATCAGAGCTCAAAACTTTTATTGCTAAAGGTATTAGTTTTGAAGCCAAAACTAACGAATATGATGACCTTGTGGCGGCAATGTTGTTGGTAATGCGTATGGCAGGAATGATGGGCGATTGGGATCAAACTGTATACGAAACTATGATTGAAGACCGTGCCCTAGAAGATTATGATCTACCCATGCCCGTTTATATCGGTAATTGGCAATAAATACACATTATGAATATTATTGAAATGATAGCCCAAGACGTGTTTGATAAAGTACGTTCTCGCTTCAGCAACCTAGAAATGGGTGACGGTGAGGGCAATACTACAAACAATCCAAAAGAAGCTCGATTTTTTGACTTCGATTTTGCCATTGAGGGTAACACCCTTGGCAGAGTTAGTGTTAGTATCAATGACATAGGTACACTTAAGGTGTATTATGGACAAGGTATTACTGAAGGAACTGATAGCGTTATTAGAGGTGTATGGTACGATTTTTTAAAAGAAATGCGTATGTTTGCCATGCGTAGAATGTTACGATTTGATACAAGAGATATCAATAAAGGCAATTTAAACAAAAATGATTTTCAATACCTCGCCACAAACGGACCTAAGGAAAGCAATATGACCGAATCACAATATTTTGGTAGTTCTAAAACAAGTTATAGAGCACTAGAAAACACAAAACTTATTATCAAGCATAGCCAAGCAGTTAACGAAGAACAGCCCGGTGCTAGAAGTAGACACATTAGCGCATTGTTTATTGAAAATTCAGATGGCGAACGTTTTAAATATCCGTTCAATCATTTGTCTGGTGCAAAAGCCATGCAACGTCACGTAGCCAATGGCGGTCGTCCATACGATGATAAAGGCACAGCAATTATTGATATGAGCGAAAGCATTATTCAATTAAATTTGTTCAAGCGTCAAGCAGGCCGTGAAGGATTTGTAAACGAAAGCACACAAGATATCTTTGAACGTGCAATGGCCAAGTTAGAACAACTACGTCAAGATTGCACTAGCCTAAGCAAACAAACATATTACGAAAATTGGTCTAACAACTTTAAGACTAACGCTCGTGCTGAATTAGATGAAGTCACTCTAGAAGATTACAAAGATAAATTTACAGTACGCCAGTTTGAAGACAATCTAACAAGTATTTTTCCTCTACTTCATGCTATCATGCAAGAAACAAGCGAAGTAGATCTTGCCGATGTTATTGAAAGCACAGAAAAATGTGAAGAATGTGGCATGATGGAATGTGAATGCGACCATATGGAAGAAGCAACTGACAACGATCCTCCATTTGATCCAGATCCTAAAAAGAAAAATCCTCCTGCTAAAGCCGGCAAACACGGACAAGGATATTCAACTGCTAAACATCTTGCTAAACAAGGAATGAAACAAGCAGAAAAATCTCCGACAGAAAGTTTTGAAATATTTGACGAATGGGCAGAATCAATTGTAGAAGGATATTTAGAACCAGATACAATTATGGCTCTTAAAGATTTACTAGACAACGGTCTAACATTAGGTGCAGATGCTACAAGTGCTGTCGAAGCATTAGAGAGCATTGGTATCCATGACGAAGATTTAGCAGATGCGTTAGAAAGTCTTGCTAAAGTCAATCCAGAAGCCGATCCAAGAGAAACCATTGTAGCATGGGTAGCACATACTGATCCAGAAGCCGCTCAAGAACTAAGTGCTGAGCCCGCTGCCGAGCCAGCACCAGAACCTGCTCCTGAAGAACCTGCTCCTGAAGAACCAGTGGCACCAGCACCAGAGGCTGATCCTGCCGCAATGGCACCGGCACCTGCACCTATGGCAGAAGACGAGGACTCTATGGACAACGAAGAACCACAACCACACCGTGCAAACATGAGAGAAATTGCCGAAGTAGTTAAATCATTCTATGATCGTGAAACAGGTCGTTTCCCTAAAGGTGAAACAGGAGTTATTGTTCACTGTAAGAAAATGTTTGGTGATCAAGGCGGACAACTTGCAGAACGTCTAGTTGCGCACCTAAGCCAACGCTCACATCAACAGATGGCTTATGAAGATATGACTCGTATATTAAAATTAGCCGGTATCAAAGAAGGTGTAGAAAAGAGTAAGATACCTGCGTACAAGCGTAAGGAAAAAGGCGGTGATTGGAAAATGTCTACCAAAGACTTGGAAGATGAAAAAACTAAGAGTCCTACAAGTAGCGCAGGCCTAGCCCGTAAGAAAAAAGAACTGGGAATGAGTGAAGAAAGTCATCAATCTGCTACTACAATGAAGCATGTTAAGAACCCAACTAAGGGTGAAAAACAAGCCGCTAAAGATATCAAACCAGGTATTGCAGGATACCGCGATCGCATTGACATGTTACAAAGTGCAAAGAAAGATGGCAGATTAAAGAACGAAGCATCCAAACCTAGTGCAGGATTGAGCAAAGGTCAAAAATCCTCAATTGCCAAAAAGGCAAGAGCAGGTGGTGACATAGGCAAACCGGGCAAAAGTTTTGACAAAGTAGCCAAAGCCGCAGGCGGTGGTGAAAAAGGCAAAAAGATTGCGGCCGCCGCAATGTGGAAAAATGCTGCCAGATAATTGGCAAAAAAATTGTTGACAGTATAAATAGAAGTGTGTATAGTTAACTCTATGCACACTTTTTCTTTTCAGTCAGTTGGCTTTAAAGAAATGGCATAATATAACATTTATTAAGGAAAAACATTATGGCAACTTTAGCAGAAATCCGCGCAAAACTTCAAGCATCATCTCAGCAAAACACCGGCAATAGCGGAAGCGGTGGAGACAACGCAATTTACCCCCATTGGAACATGCCAGAAGGCACAACGACTACAGTTCGTTTCTTGCCCGATGCTGACCCTAACAATACTTTTTTCTGGATTGAACGAGCAATGATCAAATTGGATTTTGCTGGCGTCAAGAACGAAGCAAATTCTAAGATTGTTACTGTACAAGTTCCTTGTATGGAAATGTGGGGCGAAACATGCCCTATTCTTTCTGAAGTACGTCCTTGGTTTAAAGATAAATCTTTGGAAGAACAAGGTCGTAAGTATTGGAAGAAACGCAGTTATTTGTTCCAAGGTTTTGTGGGCGAAAGTGCTTTCAAAGAAGAAGGCAAGACTCCTGAGAATCCAATTCGCCGATTTATCATTGGCAGTCAGATCTTTAACATTGTTAAAGCCGCATTGTTAGATCCAGATATGGAAGAAATTCCAACAGACTTCCTGCGTGGTACAGATTTCCGTATTACTAAAACAAGTAAAGGCGGGTATGCTGACTACTCTACTTCTAACTGGGCTCGTCGTGAACGTGCATTGAGCGAAGAAGAAAATGCCGCTATTAAGCAGTACGGCACATTTAACTTAAAAGACTTTTTGCCTAAGAAACCAGGCGAAGTTGAATTGAAAGTTATGATGGAAATGTTTGAAGCATCTGTAAACGGTGAAGCATATGATGCAGAACGCTGGGGACAGTATTTCAAACCAGCAGGATTTAACAGTAACAATTCCGCTCCAAAAGCAAGTGCTCCAGCATCTGTAGCAACCAGCATTGATGAAGAAGATCCTCCATTCGAGCCAACACCTACTGCTAAACCAGTAGCAACTGAAGATACTAAATCAGAAGCAGGTAGCCGTGCTCAAGACATCTTGAAAATGATTCGTAGTCGTCAACAGTAATAGGAAGGTGATATGGGAAAAGCATTTGATATCACCAAGTTTCGTAAATCTATCACTAAATCTATTGAAGGTTTAGGTGTTGGATTTAACGATCCTACAGACTGGATTTCGACCGGCAATTATGCACTTAATTACCTTATCAGTGGTGACTTCTATAAAGGAGTTCCCCTAGGTAAGGTAACAGTGTTTGCTGGTGAGTCCGGTGCAGGTAAATCGTATATTTGTTCTGGTAATCTTATTCGTCATGCTCAAGAACAAGACATTTATGTTATTTTGGTTGATTCCGAAAATGCATTAGATGAAGATTGGCTTAAGGCATTAGGCGTAGATACATCAGAAGATAAACTTCTAAAGCTCAACATGGCCATGATTGACGATGTGGCAAAGACTATCTCTGAATTTATGAAAGAGTACAAAATTATGCCCCAGGAAGAACGTCCAAAGGTATTATTTGTTATCGATTCGTTGGGTATGTTGCTGACACCAACTGACGTTAATCAGTTCGAAGCAGGCGAAATGAAAGGTGACATGGGTCGTAAGCCTAAAGCACTGACAAGTCTTGTCCGTAACTGTGTTAACATGTTTGGGTCATATAATGTTGGCATGATATGTACTAACCACACATACGCAAGCCAAGATATGTTTGATCCAGATGACAAAATTTCAGGTGGACAGGGCTTTATCTATGCATCATCAATTGTTGTTGCTATGAAAAAACTCAAACTTAAAGAAGATGAGGCTGGCAACAAGGTCAGTGAGGTATTAGGTATTCGATCAGCGTGTAAAGTTATGAAAACTCGATATGCTAAACCTTTTGAATCAGTACAAGTTCAAATTCCCTACTCAACAGGCATGAAACCCACAAGTGGTCTAGTGGATTTGTTTGAGAAGAAAAATGTCTTGACAAAAAGCGGAAATAAGTTACAATATATAAGTAAGACGACAGGAGAAGTCGTGTCAGAATTCCGTAAAAACTGGACAGAAGATAAACTTAAAGTTATTATGGACGAATGGGATGAGTCAGTAATGACTACAACTGTAACTACAGAAGAAACTGAGGAAGCATAATGGAAGAAGCACTAATTATGGAAGTTTGGGATACTTTTAAAGAGTATATCCCAGAAAAAAATAAGGACATGGCGGCAAATCAATACGTTGATTTTTTGTTAGGTAAAGATGTGCCGGCAGATGTTCTCGAAGGTCTCACAGGCTATGACACTCATCTTGACGATGCAATTCGCACCGTGGTAGAAGAGGAAAAAGGCTATGATGACGAAGAAGAAGGCGATGATTTTGGGTATGAAGACGAGGAGTACTAATGAATTGGTACTCAAAGGTGAGCAAGGATATTGCTCATCTTCCAGATTGTATTGATCATTACTATACTCAACTTGATGAAGCAAGAGGTGAGGTTAAAATCTACGGTATTGTAGAAAAAGCCTCATCCTCTTTGCCTGGTATTGTTGAGCAACGGTTTAATCAACTGCAAGAAATTGAAGGTATCCTAGAATATTTGAATATCGAACTTCGTAGAATTCGTTCTAAGACATTTCGCAAATATTTAGAAAATTATCAACGTGCTCTTAGTTCAAGAGACGTAGAAAAATATGTAGAAGGCGATGCCGACGTAGTTGATATGGAAAAAATTATCAACGAATTTGCCTTACTACGAAATCAATGGTTAGGTATCATTAAAGGCCTTGATATCAAACAATGGCAGATCAGTAACATCATCAAATTGCGTACCGCAGGTATGGAAGATATACAAATTTAAGGAAATTATGTTCTTAGAAGATATCATTCAAGCATCAACACTATTGCCTAATCTGCATCTGAGAGATGTTACTATGCTTGGCAGTTTTAGTTCTCAAATTTGGATGGGTAAAGGCCTAACTCAGAAACAAATTGATGCGGCTGTGAAATTATTGAGAAAATACTCAGCAACTTTGAGTCTAAAATTGATGGCTGACGTAAAACCTCACCTTGATACACCCAAATTAAAATTGGGTGTACGTCAAATGGTGCCGCAGGCAAAACGTATTACATACATCGACGACAGTCCCAAGCGTTTTGTGGTAAGTTTTCCATATGACGAAGAAATGGTGAGAAAAATGCGGTCTTTCAATGAAAAAAACAAGGCCGATGCGTGTGAATGGGATCCAGAATTCAAAGAATGGAAAGTTCCAGTGACTGAAAGAGCCGTATTATTTTGTAAAGATGTACTACGTCCAGCAGGTTTTGAGGTATGTGAAAAAACTCAGGAATTTTTTAATCAAATTGACGAAATTTTGGTCAATTTTGAGAATTATGTGCCTCAATTGGTTCAACAAGGTACCGATTTTTATTTTAAAAATACACACCCTTCCGTTCCCCAACCAGAAGGCATGGATTTTTTAGAAACACTTTACCATGCTAAACGGTATGGCATTACCACATGGGATGAAGGTATTGAAGAAAATCTAAAAAATGGAGATTTTTCCATTTTTACCAAAAAATTCCTAAATCCTAAGACCGAGGATGATCTTAAGTTTAATGGGGATGAGCTTCCTATTGAAATTTTTGACGAGTTGATTGATCAAATTACTCCGTGTCTTGTGGTCATTCCACCAAGCAGTGAAATTCACAATCTACGGAAATGGTGGGCATACCTAAATACCAAAAATTTCACAAAAAATCAGATTTCTGTGATGTTTAGGACAGACAACTCCACTGATAGAGTTTTTAACGAAATAGTTAAGGAACAGGGATTGAATAGTCCTATCACTGAAGACACAAAATTTGTGTTTGTCAGCCACAAACTTCCCAAGCCAATTGTAAAAAGTGGTATTGAGTTTAAATCAGTGATAAATTTGGGTACAATTCCTGGAGTTCATTACTCATTACAAAGTTATCTTACTGACTTTCCTGACCAAGTCATGTACTATAGTAAAAAGAAGGTATAGATTTTGTCAGTAAATTGTAAAATTATCATCAAGGATGAGGTCAATGTAAAGATAGAAGGTCTTGACTTAGACACCCGTAAATCATTGGTTAAAAAATTCAAGTATTTTGACCAAAAAGCCCGATATCTACCAGCCTATAAGTTAGGACGATGGGACGGGTGTACTTCATTTTTTGGTCTTGGCGGAACCACATATATGAGTATGCTTCCCCAAGTCATTGAAGAATTAATCAGTCAAGGGTATGATCCACTGGTAGAAGATCTACGTGTTCCCTTAGACCTAAATTTCACCAAAATTTCCGAAAATTTTTGGGGTGATCAAACCTGGCCAGAAGGACATCGATTTGCTGGAGAAAAGATTAGACTTCGTGATGACCAAGTAGAAGTTGTCAACAAGTTCCTTGAGAATCCACAATGTATACAAGAGATTGCTACTGGTTTTGGCAAGACCATTACCACCGCAACTTTGAGTAAAATCTGTGAAAAATATGGTCGAACAATAACCATTGTTCCTAACAAAAGTTTAGTTGAACAAACAGAAGAAGACTTCATTAACTGTAAATTAGATGTAGGCGTTTACTACGGCGATCGCAAAGACCTTGGAAAAACACATACTATTTGCACCTGGCAAAGTCTCAATATTTTAGAGAAAAAATCCCACGATGACGATAGTGCATTAGATCTTGCTACATTTTTAGACGGTGTCAATTGTGTGATGGTTGACGAAGTACACATGGCCAAAGCCGATGTCTTGAAGAAACTTTTAACCAATTATATGGCAGGTGCTCCTATTCGATGGGGACTTACAGGTACAGTACCAAAAGAGGATATTGATTTCCAAAATATTAAGGCAGGATTGGGTGAAGTTGTACACACAGTTAAGGCACACGAATTACAAGAAAAAGGTGTATTGAGTAATTGCCACGTGAATATTTTACAAACCGCTGAGTGGAAAGAATTTAAATCGTATCCTGAAGAATTAAAATATCTAGTTACTGATGAAACAAGAATGAACTATATCAGCGGTCTTGTTAAGACAATTTCCGAAGGTGGAAATACATTGGTTCTGGTTGACAGAATAGAATCAGGGCGTATAATATGTAGTAACATTGAGGACAGCGTGTTTATATCCGGCGAAGTAAAAACTAAAGATCGAAAAGAGGAATATGATGGGGTGGCAACTGCTGATAAAAAGATTATTGTGGCGACTTACGGTGTGGCCGCTGTGGGTATTAATATCCCCCGTATTTTTAATCTGGTTCTTCTTGAGCCCGGAAAGAGCTTTGTCAGGGTTATACAAAGTATTGGGCGAGGTATTAGGAAAGCAGACGACAAAGACTTCGTACAGATCTGGGATATGACTGCAACAACAAAATATGCTAAGAAACACCTCACTGAAAGAAAAAAATATTATAAGGAAGCCAAGTATCCATTTGATGTGGAGAAAGTAAAATACTAATGCAAATATTAACGCTAGAAAACAAGACTTATTACCTAAACGACTTACCAGAGGAGTTGGAGGAAGACATGCGATTTAGTGTGTTTGATAATAGTGATCCCGCTAACCCAGATTATTTTTATATTCCTCTTATCTTTTTAGAAAGTTTTACTG